CCCGCGTGAACTGGTAAAACACAAATTAGTAAATTGCCGTTTTTGTTGGGGTGAAGACCATCAATACCAGTGGCGTGATGAAGCAGAATTTGAAAATGCTTTACAACAAACGATAGCTGAAGAGAGAGAAATTCAAAAAGAAGATCCAGATTACCGTTGTAACTATCCAACTGATGTTGGTGGTTATGGATTTCGCAGAACTAAACCACCTCATCCCGAATGCCCGTCATGTGATGGCGAAGGTAAAGGTTATTTGCACATTGAAGACACTTCAACTTTAAGTGAGTCAGCTCAATTATTGTATGCAGGTGCAAAGCAAACAAAAGAAGGCATTGAAATCAAAATGAATGATCAAATGGCTGCTTTAAAGCTGGTCGGTCAACATATTGGTATGTTTGCAGGAAAGATAGAACACTCAGGCACTATAGAAATTCAATCTCTTTCCGAATTGATGGATGAATTAAGCAAAGGGGATTAATAAGGAGGGCATATGCTTAAACCTGAGCATAAAGCAAAACTTGTTGATCAGCACTGGCGATTAAATAACCTCTACTACATCACTGATAAGAAGGGTAAACAAGTCAAATTCAAGATGACTCTTGAACAACTTGAATACTTTGAAAACGAGTGGTCAAGAAACATTATCTTAAAAGCAAGGCAGCTTGGGTTTACAACAGAAGTTTGTATTATTCAATTAGATGCTGCTTTATTCATGTCTGATAAATGTGCATTGATTGCACATACCTTACATGATGCTAAGCGCTTATTTCGTGAGAAAGTAAAATATGCGTATGAAAAATTACCTCACCCTTTAAGAGCTGCAAATCCACTTCTTATCGAAACAAAAGAAGAGCTAGTATTTAAGAAAGGTGGTTCAGTTACAGTAAGTACTTCATTTCGTGGCGGTACATTAAAACGGCTGCATATTTCTGAGTTTGGTAAAATTTGCGCCAAATATCCAGATAAAGCGCGTGAAATTGTCACTGGTGCGTTTGAAGCTGTAAGTGTTGATGGAAAAATCACGCTTGAATCAACAGCTGAGGGAAAGGCTGGTTATTTTTATGATTACTGCCAAGAAGCTGAAAAGCTTCAATTACAAGGCAGAACATTAGGAATCTTGGACTGGAAATTCTTTTTCTTCTCTTGGTGGAAAAATGGTGAATATGCATTACCAGTTGCTGGAGAAATTCCGCAGCGTTTAAAAGATTATTTTGCTGAGTTAAAGGCAAAATACAATATAAATACCTCACCAGAACAACAACAGTGGTACTGGCAAAAAGAGAAAACGCTTGGTGATGACATCAAGCGAGAATATCCAAGCATTCCATCTGAGGCATTTCAGCAATCAGTTGAAGGCGCATATTACAAGAAGCAATTTAAATTCTTATATGCAAATGGTCGAGTTGGAGAATTACCAAGTAATGATCATTTGCCAGTAATGACCTTTTGGGATTTAGGCGTTTCAGACTCAATGGCAATTTGGTTTATCAGGAAAATTTCTGATGAATGTTATCAAGTCATTGATTACTACGAGAACTCGGGTGAAGGCTTAAGACATTACTTTAAAGTGTTGAAAGATAGAGGCTACACATATTCAAAACACTACGCACCACACGACATTAAAAACCGTTCTTTAACAGGTGACGCTAAATCACGTTTAGATATCGCTAAAGAGGGTTATGAGATTGAAGGTGAGATTTATTCAGTCCGATTTGAAGTAGTTGAAAGCATAGGTGTGATGGATGGTATAGAACAAACTCGTGAGATCCTTAAATACTGTGAGTTTGATGAGGCCAAATGTGAAGAAGGTATTTCTCATTTAGAGAATTATCGTAAAGAGTGGGATGACAAAAGAGGGTGCTGGAAAGATAAACCTTTACATGATCATACCTCTCATGGTGCTGATGCCTTCCGAATGTTTGGTGTAGCGATGAACAAGCGAGAACGAAAAGTCAAAACCCGAAGAATTCGAGGGATGGCTTAAACAGTTTGCACCTTCGCGTGCTTTTTTTATTGGTATTGATATGGCAGTTACAGATCAACATCCGCAATATGCAGCGGTCAAAACAAGTTGGCAACTGATGCAGGATTCAAGTTCTGTTGCTGGCGAACAAACAATTAAGAATGCAACAACAAAATATTTGCCTAAATCTGCTGGTCAAATTGAAGCAGAGAAGCAAAGTCCGCTAGGTAAAGAAATTTACGCTGGATATTTGCAACGTGCTCAATATCCATTATGGGTCCAAGATTCATTGCGAACTATGATTGGTTTAGTTTCTAAACTTACTCCTGAAATTCAAATCAAAAGCAATTTGATGAAGCATTTAGAAGAAAATGCAACAAATGATGGATTCGGATTAAAGCAGTTATTCATTCGAATAGTTGAGCAGATTATTGAATTTGGCCGTTGTGGGCTTTACATCGATGTAGATGGTGATGGAAAACCTTATTTTGCTCTGTATGACGCACTGTCTATCATCAACTGGAAGGAAAACAGTGTTGGTGGTCGAAAGGACACCACTTTGGTTGTTTTAGAAGAACAACATAATGTGGGCGAGGATAAATACAGTCATACAACCAAGACTGTACAGCGCTCATTAGAATTGAATGATGGTACTTTTGAAGTGTTCCTGCACGACGGTGGGAAAACTGAAGAAAAGACTCCGAAAATTGGAGATAAAAATCTAGGTTTTATTACTTTTGTATTTATCGGTGCAACGAATAATTCGCCAAATGTTGGATCAATTCCATTGTTATCCATGGCAAAGGCTGCGATCAAGTATTACCAGTTATCAGCGGATTATTTTCAATCACTGCATCATACGGCTCATCCTCAACCATGGATTAGTGGCTTGTCCGATGATGACGAAATCAGTGTTACTGGTGTAATGGCTGTTTGGGATTTACCTCAGGATGCTGAATGCGGATATTTGGAGATTCAAGGCGTAGGAATTGATAAAACCAAAGCTGAAATGGATTCTCAAAAGAATGCTGCATTAGAAGCTGGTGCAAAGGTTATTGACACCAATACTCAAGAATCAGGTGAAGCACGTCGAGCAAGACAAGATGATCAGCACGCAAGTTTACACAGTATTGTGACTTGTGCTGCTGAAGGTATTGAGCAGGCATTAAAATATGCAGCGCAATGGCTTGGGCTAAATCCTAATGATTATGTGTTCACGGTAAAAGCTGAATTCTCAAATCAATCTTATGATATCAATTTGGCTAGGCAACTTTATGAAGGCGCATTGGCGGGAAAAAATTCATTCTCAACTTACTGGGATTACATTGCTACTGGCAAACTTCCTGAAGGTGGGTACCAAGAAGAATTGCTTAAGGTTGAACAAGAAACTGAAGGCACATTAAATATGGGTTAGACCATGAATAACTCGATTCAAGAGCAAGCGTTTCTAAATGCATTTATACAGCATCAAACTTATTTGCACCGGGCATCGAGTCAAACTGTTAATGAGATGTGGCAGGTTTTTAGCAATCAAACTAATGAAATGGTTGTGAAACTTCGTGATTTGCTGGATGAATTAAGCGATCAAGAGAAAGTAGCCTTATCTGGTGCACAATACACAACACCAAAGCTCAAAGAAGTGCGCAGCCTTATTGATGAATGGTTCCTAAGCTTGAGTGTCGCACTGCCTGAAACTTTTGCAGTAACAGCAACGGCTTTTGCTGTTTACGAGTCTATGTGGTTATCCAAGGCACTAAACAATTCAATTAAAGAGCCTGATAGCAAAAAACTGTATACAAAGATCAGGCACAAACCTTTAACTGGTGGTGCTTTGGTAGATAGTTTGCTTGAGAATATTGCCACTATAGCGCGCCAAAAAGTTGAATATACGATTCGAGATGGAATTAATTCTGGTCAAACTAATTATGAAATCATTAAACGAATTCGAGGTTATGACAAAACGATTGATGGAAAGAAAGTTCATTTTGATGGTTTGATCGATCAATCGTTTAAAGATGTGGATCGGGTGGTTAGGACCGCGCGAAGTCATGTGTCAAATCAATCTTATTTGTCTACTTGGGATGCTTTGGGATTTGATTTCTACAAGTTCTTTAGTGTGCTTGATGGTAGAACTTCATTACTGTGCGCGTCTTTAGATCAAACAACATGGCAAAAGGGTGATCCAAATATCAGGCATCCACCATTGCATCCCCATTGTAGATCAACTTTGCTTGGCGTAGATGCCGATGGGAAGGTTGCTGGATTAAGACCATTTGTGGCAGATAATCGAGCGATTAAGGATATTCCTAAAGATCAGCGTGATGGCAAGATAGGTCAAGTTGATGCTAATACTTCATATAAAGATTGGTTTCCAAATCAGAGCAAAGAATATCAAATTGAATGGCTTGGTAAGACTCGATATGAATTATGGAAAACTGGAAAATATCCAATTCAGCGATTTATTGACCCTTTGACTGATCGGAAATATACGTTGAAGCAGTTGAAAGAAATGGATCAAAAGACTTTCGAAGAACTTTTTATTTAGTGTAGTATATTTTTCAAGAATTGGAAAATTTTTGGAGCTTATATGAAATTCTCATACATTAATAAGGATGAAAAGAATGTTTCTGGTGAATGCGAAACATTTCACAATATAAATCTTGGGCATGGTAGTTCGTTGAAGGCTGCCAATATTGAAACAGATGTAATGGAAGCTATACTTGATGAAATGAATTTTTATCAGAAAACTAAAGGTATTGATTTTATTCCTGCTTTAAGATTTGCTGTTGATAATGAGGGTAATGTCTTTAATGCTGATGATTTGCCTGATTTAACTCCACTTGGATCAAAGTGGAAAATTATAGATTAATTTTTTAAGCCTAAAAGCACCCATCTGGGTGCTTTTTTATTGCCTGCGCAAAGCTCAGGTTCACAAATCCGCAAGGCGGTTATTCGAGGAATAGACAATGTCAGATGACAATAAAGTTGATTTAAACAACCCTGAAATTCAAGAAGCAATCAAAAATGCCGTAGATGAACAGGTCAAAGGCTTGAAGGCAAAAAATGATGAACTTCTTGGTAAGAACAAAGACTTAAACACTGAACTTTCAGGCATTAAAAAGCAGTTGGAAGGGGTGGATTTAACAGCAGTTAAAGACCTTCTTTCAAAAGCCAATATGGATGAAGAATCAAAACTGATTGCCGAGGGCAAGATTGATGAAGTCATTCAAAAGCGTACAGAAAAAATGAAGCAGGACCATGACAAACAACTACAGGCTGAAACTGAGCGGGCAAATAAAGCGGAAGCATATGCAAACCAGTTTAAACAGTCAGTAGTGAAAGGTCAGATCGCTCAAGCGTTCAGTGGTGTTGGTGGTTTATCAGAAGCGACAGACGATGTTACGGCTTTAGCTTTATCACAATTTGCTTTAGATGAAAAAGGCAATGCTGTGATGATCGATGCCAATGGCGAAACAATCATTGGGAAAGATGGCACAACACCATTGAGCCCTAAAGAATGGGTCGAAAGTCTGCGTGAAACCAAGTCTTATTTCTTCCCTAAAGCACAAGGCTCTGGTGCACCAGGTTCAGGAACATCAACTAAAAAATGGTCTGACTATACAGAATCAGAACGAGCAGCAATTGCTCGTGAAAATCCAAACGCATTTCAACAGTTATTAAAAACTAAGGAAAACTAATTTATGCCAGCTACTCGTATTGCGGATATTTTTGTTGGGGATTACTACCAAACATTAGATCCAGTGAACTCACCTGAAAAAACGGCAGTTTATCAGTCAGGAATCGTTACTAAAAACCCAGCTTTGAGTGATATTGCAAATAATGGTCAAGGCACTTCAACGATTTCTTACTGGCAGGATCTTGATGCCAGTGAAGAAGCAAACGTCTCTACAGACGATCCAGATCAAAAAGGTAAAGTGGGTAAAGCGTCGCAAGGCAAGATGCAAGCGCGTACTCTTTATTTGAACAAACCTTATGGCGTGTCAGATTTAACGACTGAGCTTGCCAACAGCGAACCAATGCAACACATTCGCAACCGTTATGGGAAGTATTGGGAGCGTCAATGGCAGCGTTATTTGTTAGGTGCTGCACGTGGTGTGATTGCATCTAACCTTGCCAATAATTCAGGCGATATGGTTATTGATGCTGGCGCAGCGATGACCGCGACAGCAATGCAAGATGCAGCATTTACCGCTGGTGATGCTGCTGATCAGTTTGCTGCAATTGGCGTGCATTCTGTTGTAATGAAGCAGATGGTGCAAAAAGACCTGATCGAGTATGTGAAAGACTCTCAAGGCAACATCATCTTAACTACTTACCTTGGTAAGCCAATCTTTATGGATGATGGTCTTACTTATGGTACTAAACAGTATCTTTCAATGTTCTTTGGTACGGGTGCCTTCGGTTATGGTGAAGGTACACCAACAAATCCAGTCGAAGTACAGCGTGATGCCTTAGGTGGTAATGGTGGTGGTTCTGAAATCATCGTAGAGCGTAAGACTTACATCTTACAGCCTGCTGGGTTCTCATGGAAAGGTGAGGAAGATCCAAATAAAACTCCAACAATTGCTCAGTATGCAAATGCTGCGAATTGGGAGCGTGTATTTGATCGTAAACTTGTGCCTTTTGCTGCGGTAATCTCAGGTACACCTTAATAAACTTGGCGGCTTCGGTCGCCTTTGCTTAGGAGAATAAAGTGAAAGTTATTTATACAAATACAATTCCTGAAAATCAGCAACCAAATATTTGCTACCGAACTTCATTTCTAGGTGTTATCTCTGCCGCAACTTCAGTTGAAGTCGATGATGAATTCCCAAATGCTGAGGCAGTAAAACAAGCCTATGCGTTCTTAAATGCTCAGGCTCTATCAGTTCAAGTTAATGTAGGCATCACGCCTGAATTACAAGCAGTTGTTGATGAAGCAAAAGCCGAGTGTGAAAAGGTGGTTGCAGAACGTGATGAAGCTTTAGACCAGCTTAAAACATCAAAAGGGGAATTTATTGCATTCCAAAATGATATTGAAGCAATGAAAGCCCGAATCACCGAATTGGAAGCAAACGCCGATAAAACGGATGATGAAAAACCGAAAACAACCAAAGCAAAGTAGGTGAGTCATGAGTTTTGTCACTGAATCAGAAGTTGAGCAAGCGCTTGGGGATACTTGGACCAGCCAAAGTGAAAGTGACAAGGCTCAACTTCTTAAGAAAAGTCGAGCATATTTAATCGCTCGCAATGTTAAAGATTATGAAAATGTTGATGATGTGCCACAAGATTTAAAAGATGCATCTTTTGAAATCATTAAAGGCATCATTGATAAAAAACTCTATATCGATAAAGACCAAGATCTTAAATCCAAACGAGTCAAAGCTGACAGTGTTGAAAGTGAAAAGGTATACCAAGATGGCTCCAAATCAATAAATGCAACTGAGCAATACATTTGGGATTTGATTAAGCCTTATACCAAAAAGTCTCGAGTTCAAATGGTAGGGAAATTGTGATGAATAACAACTACGTTCCAGAATGGCATATTTCACCTTTTGATCATTCAAAATACACACTTGTTCGCAATCAAGATCAGTTCGATCTACTGTTTGACGATGTAACTGATACACAAGAATTTATGCATTTGGGTGCTGGTGCTCAGGTTGATTATTACGACAAAGGTAAGCATTGCATTGTTCAATTGGGCGATTGCAGCGAAAGAACACTGATTGAAGTTCATGGGCTTTTACTACATGAAGCGGTTCATATTTGGCAGCGAATCAGAAAGCTAATGGGTGAGAAAAAGCCAAGCACTGAGTTTGAGGCATATTCAATTCAGCGTATCGCTCAAGATTTGTTTGCTATGTTTGAGGAAAGCGAGAGTTTGAATGGGATTGAGAGATGAACTACAAGCCGACATTGGAGAGGCATTTGATACTGATTTAGCTGATGCAATTACCACTTTCACTTGCTCCAAAGAAATCCAATCAGGTGATTTCGACTTTGAAACACAGACTTATCCCGTAGTGACTGTTGAGCAATATTCAGGACGTGGTGTTTTTGGCTCATATAAGCGTGATTTGGTAAAGCCTATTGATTACCAAATTGAAGATGTAAAAGCTACTGTGCTTCAAAATGAAGTAACGGGTGTGCCTCAGATTGATGATGTTTGGGTGGCAGGTGGTCAATTCAAAATTTTGAATGTAGGTAAAGATCCAAGCGGAAGTATATGGGTTTGCCAGTTGAGGAAAGTTTAGTAATTAGACAGTCTTTTATTTATCTGATAATTTTAATGTAATTCAAAAATGGGCATTCAACTTTGAACAAAAAAATCTTCATTTATTTCATCGTCGGATTAGTGCTTTCCTTTCAAGCTAATGCAGAGGTAAATAATACCTGTAATTGGATATCTGAATTAGCACAAAAGGTAATGAATAATAGAGTCAATGGAGTTCCCAAAAGTAAAATGATGGAAGAAATCCAAAAGCTAAGACTTGCTAGCGAAAATAGCTCTGATGAAAACAAGAAAAGATACTTGGCTGATCAAAGTGGCTTAACTGCAATGTTTACATCTGAGGTTTATGATATTGATGTACCTGAAGATAAAAAACTCAAAAAGCAAGCCGTAAAAAATTATCATGATAGTGTTTTTAAAGAATGTATTGCTGCTAATGAATAATTTATACCCACTTAGGTGGGTTTTTTAATGGGTGAAATATGTGGAAAGTGATCGAAATACATGACTCGATTCATGTAATCCCTGAAAATGACAAAAAACCTCATGACCAAAATCCTGACTGTAAATGTGATCCTATCTATGAAGATGGTGTTTATATTCATAATTCATATGACGAACGGGAGCTTACTGAAAATCTTTCGAGGTGTTAAATGGGCTGGAACGGATTACGACCATCACAATTCACACTCCAAGTATTGCGTGATGGCTCAGAACTACAAAGAAAAATAACCGCTGCAATGCTTCAAGGTGTTGTGCTTAAAAGTCCAGTCGATACTGGGGCTTTCAGAGGAAATCATCGTGTTTCAATTGGCAGTGTCGATTACACCAAAGACTTTCAGAAAATAGATAAATCAGGTACCACTACCATTGCAGATGGAATGGCTAAAATATTGAGCGTTCAATTAGGGATGAGAGTCTTCATTAGTAATAATCTGCCGTATGCTATCCGATTGGAAAACGGACACTCAAAAGAACAAGCACCTTTAGGTATTTATTCAATCACTTTCCAGTCAGTTACGAGTAAATATAAATGATGACTTTATCAGAGGCTGAAACTGCGATTCATAAAGAGTTACTAAGGATTGCAGTAAAAGAAGATTTAATAGTTGAAATGCCTAACAAACCACAAATCAATGGAAAGCCTTTTCAAGCACCAACCAAAAAAGCATGGAGCAAGGCATATATTCAATATGCGCACAGCAATATTGTTGGAATTGGAAATGAACCATGTGTACGTGACTTTGGGGCTATTGCCATTCAATGTTTCGCCCCTAAAGGAACAGGTCTGGTGGTGTTGTCTACGCTTTGTGATAAATGGAGACGGTATTTACAATCATTTAGAGTGGACGGTCTGGAGGTTTATTTAGTCCATGCGCCACAAGATATGGATGATGACAATTTTTACGCTAAGATAGTGAGAGCTGAGTTTCGAGTTAATTAGCTTAATCACACAACAAACCGGAATTACTTTTAAACGAACCTGTCCTTAGTGGCAGGTTTTTTAATGCCTGAAATATGGCATCCAAGCCAACTAGGGTAGCTCCTGAAAGGAAGATGGTCGTTTCGACTACTCATTGCATCTTCTTGTTGGCTTTTTTCTTTATGAGTAGTCGGAGCATACCAATGAATGCAATTGTAAAAATTAAGTATGAAGATTATGACCAATCCTTTGATAACAATGGTTGGTTTAATGCAACAGAAGCAGCAAAACAATTCAAAAAGCGTTCGAATGATTGGATTAACCTTACTGAAACCAAATCATACATTCAAGCACTTTGTGAATACATGGGAATAAGTGAGCCAAAATCACTAATTAAAACTAAACGGGGTGGAAGTACCGTTACCAGCCAAAATGGTAACGCTCAAGGTACTTGGTTACATCCTAAATTGGCAGTCCCTTTTGCTCGTTGGCTTGATTCTCGTTTTGGGGTTTGGTGTGATCTGCAAATTGACAATCTAATTCGAACCAATCAAGCGCCACCTTCTGTACAAGATATGATTCGCCTGATGTTGTTGCCGACTGCAACTACATGGGAAAAACGTTTTCCTGATTCATATTACAAAGCCTTGGCAAAGATCACAGGAACAAAATTCAACAACCATATAGGTGGAAGTCCTGCAATTTTTGGGGACATCACAAATAAATGGATTTATCGAATCATCATGCCTAAAGAGGTTGTTACAGAACTTCGAGCAAATAAACGTGATGGTGAGAAAATGCATCAATGGCTTACAAATGGTGGTGAGCATATGCTTTCAAAGCAAATCAATGCAGTAGAAGTCATTGCAAACAGTTCCATTGATTACCAAGACTTTACAGCTCGGTGTTATCAAGCTTTCCCACAAGCGAAAGGTCAATTGAGATTAGTGATGCAGGAGTGCATGGCGTGAATGTGATTACGGGTAATGCCTATTTGATATTCGCATGTAGAAAAGCTTTTGAAAATGATGCTGAAGTGGATTTTTTAATTGACGATGAAAAATATGTGATTCATGCAGCATCCAAAGCTAATCTATTTGATCTGAATGAAAAGCAAACTGAATTAGAGGCAAAATTCCCAAAGAGTAAAGTGATTATTACTCATAGGCCATTATTCAATCTTATAGAAACTCTTGATCAGTTAGAGCAACTTGAATCTGCAATAGTTTCAGATGGCGGTCTAATTGATAGCAAACCTACAGGTCGAATAGTTGATGCATTCAACTGGGATCATAAGCACGATATTACAAAGCAATCTGGTCATTGTTGAGCAGACTTAAATCAATCCACCTCCTTAAAGGAGGTTTTTTTATGCCTAAATTAAGGAGAACTTAATGAGTTCTGGAGCTAAACAATTAACCCGAGTTGGTTTTGAAGCATCACCCGGTGTGATTGCAACCACTTGGAATACATTTGCATTTACCACAAATGGTTTAGATGCATCAGCACAAACTACAGAATCACAAACAATCAAAGATTCACGAATTGCAGCCGGCACTCTGGTAACTGGTGTTGAAGTTCAGGGAGATATTGAATCTGAATGGGCTTATGGCATTCAAGATACAATTTTGGAGTGTATTGCTTTTAATGCTTGGAATAGCAATGTTCTAGCCTTTGGTGGCACAACTCGAAAAACGCTTTCGATTATTCGCGGCTTTAGTGATATCGATAACTTCCAAGTTTTCACTGGTTGCCATATTAACCAGTGGACTTTATCAATTCCTGATAGTGGTATTGTGACTTCTAAATTCGCAATTATGGGAATGAAGCGCACAGCTTATGAAGTTGCTCCGACTGGTACCATAACACCGGCAGTGGATGCAGTACCTTTAACTAGTCTATCTACTGGTGACATTCTTATTGATGGTGAAAAGAAACCAGGAATGTGCATCACTCAGATTGAGCTAACCATTGATAATACAATGCAAATTCAGAAGTGCTTGGACTATGAAAATAACATTGCCGCAATCTTAGAAACCATTATGAAAGGCAGTGGTAACTTTACAATTGCATGGTCCAAAAACACTGC